CACCAGAATCTGAAGCACTTTCAATCGCAGCAGTTCCCGCCACAGCCGCCCCACGACTAAGTGTTGGAGACATCCATCCTTTGGTGATATATCGGATGGCTACCATCTCGACTAGCGCCTTGGTAAGCGAGCTGCTAATGACCGACTTTAGCATTTCTGGTAGAGTCTCGCCGATAGCCTGAACGAATGACGTACCGAAGGCTCTAGCAGCTTCGATCATCACGTTGTCTGGGCTACCTTTGAAGAAAGTTGTGATGGCCTCGCCAATAAACGTGCCGAGTTCTCTACCTACAGTCTGGATCTGGCCGCGCCCACCACCGACAAACCAGTCGGAGAATGACTTCATCATTCCGCCAGCAAATACCCTGAGCTTACTCAGGAAGCTGCCAGACTTGAAATCTGCATTGTCAAGCATCTGGGTAAAAATGGTAACGATAGCATTACCGCCACCCACCAGGCTAGGCTCCAGAGACTTGAACATCTCCGTCTGGACCTGTTCCCAGGCTTTACCCATCTGGCCTGACACGGCTTGGAAGCTCTTCCTCATCTCAGCTTCGCCGCCTGCGACAGACCCTTCCCGACCTTCGTTATACTTGGCCTGTGCTCTTTCGAACTGATCTACTGACGTAAGCTGGAAGCCACGGACAGCCCGCATGTCTTCGAAGTATGCCTGCATGAGCTGCATCTGGCCGGTAACCCGCAGAGGATCTTCCTCAGCCGTGTTACCCAACCGACGCTGATTTTTTACGTAGGCATTAACCATCTCGCCGCGCAAGTCGAAGATCTTCCGCAGTTGGACGATGGCTCCCATCGGACCTTTTTCCAGCAACGCAGTAGGATCCAAGCTCTGATCTCGACCCAAGTTCTGCGCCTTGCGGACACTCTCCCAGCCCTCGACCAGTTGTTTCTGCTTGCCGGTCATCTGGGCAATGTCTTTAAAGATGTTGCTGAAAGATGTGGCTGCCTGTTCAGCAGGCATTACCTGAGTCATCGCCGCAAAAGCAGCGAACGACTCATTCATCACATTCATCTTATCAGCAGCAGTGTCATAGCGTGCGATAAGAGGACCCATCGCAGCCGAAACACGCGGCAAGACGTGCTCAAGCTCGTTAAAGCGTACTGTACCAACGTCTGTAACAGCAAACAGAGAATCAGATACTTCCGTTACGTGCTCGATCTCAAGACCATAGGTAGCCATAGTCTGGATCAGAGTAGTGGTAGCCTCTGAAGCGTTAGTGCCTGTTGCGAAAGCCAGACGTGCAGATGATGAAGCTAGTTGGAAAGCTACGCTGGCATCGTAGGCAGTCTGCCCTAATTTATCCAGTTCCGCCTGATTGGTCTTGATGGCAGACACGCTGGATGATGCCGTCGTCATCAAATCCCGCATCGAATCGGTGGCAACGTTGTACTGTATTGCCATCCCGCCGACTTGTCTACTCAGTTGCTGGAACTGATCCTCATTTAGACGCAGCAGGGTATTCGATACGCGCATCTGGTCCTGCCAGGCAGCACCAACCTTGATAAAATCACCAAAAGATTCTATAGCTCTCTGGGGTAACTGCACTATAGGCAGCAACACCGAGAATAAGAGCATAGACTTGGTCAGGGATAGGATATTATCGGTGAAACCCCTGGTAGCCCTACCACCCTGTTGGATCTGGTTTCGACCTCTGTCAATTGCATTGACGAAGCCCATGAAACCACTGGAGACCTGACGTAGGCTAGTGTTCAGCGCCACCATCGCGGTCGATGTGGACGTGGTGGTAGTAGTTACTCTAGATAGAGTACGTTGGGCACTCGTGGCGGCACGTTCAACGGCAGTATATGCCATTGCGAGACGGTCGATATTGCGCTGCCCATTGATGACAACGTCAATAGCAGCTACAACTCTACGTACCGCCACTTGGGAGTCCCTTCGCTGTCCGTACCTTGGCTAGCATTGATTTCACGTTCTTGGCAGTTGAGGCTCCCCCGCCTCCGCCCTTGAACTTGGCACCCGTGATGATAGACGCATAAATAAGCGCCCGCTCACCACGCGGCAAGTTGTAGACTTCATTGGGGAACCTACCTGTTTCAATGAAAATCCTAGCCAGGAGATTGGTTTCTGGATGCGCCTCAATCAGAGCTTTTGGCAACCTCCACGAGGTCTTCGTGGAACCCGCTTAGCTCTAATACAGCATTAGACACATACAACATCAAACCAGGCTGGTTCTTATAGATCTCCAGCACCAGGCGATCTTCCTGTGTCGCACGCATGTTGTACTTGCGCATCACCTTGGCATCTCTATGATTGGGGCTTTTTACCCCATAAGCTACCACCAGCGCCTGAAACTTCTGACCGTCCATCTGCTTCTGGAGGGTGCCTGCGCCAGTGTTCTTGACCACGCGGCTACTGCGCTCGATCAGCTGGCTATGCTCTGGGCCTGTCAGGTTGGTAATAACCCACGGTGCCTTGAAACCGTACTGGCTCATGTCCAACTCGTCGTTGAACTTCTTATCTGAATCATAGGCAAGAAGCTCCTCCAAAGGATCTACTGGCTCGCCTTGGTACTCAGCGGCAGCTTCCTCTGGAGTGAGCTCTACTAACACGTCAGGCTTGTTCGGCAGCCTACGCATAGGCGTGCGTACATCCGCAGCCTGAACCTGTGTGTCGACGCTATCGGTCATGCCCGCTATTACTCCCTAGTTGCAGTCTTTACCTTCGGATTCCCACTCTTGCAGGTTTCCGTCGATACAAGACAGCAGGTTGTGGTTGATGAATGTGAACGGAATGGCTTCTTCGACTAGCTCATCAACCTGAAAGCCAATCGGCACTTCCCAGAACTTGACACCCAGAAGCTCGACAACCTCAGACCCAAAGGCCTCGGGATCATCCAACTCGTAGCGAATCAGGGCTGGTACCTGCCGAGAACGGCTGTGCCTCTGGTAGGCACCCACCATCCGCAGGAAGTGGCTCGTGACTTTGAAACCCGTGATGGTTCCATCGCCCGAGGTTCCAGTCGCCTTATAGCCCGTCTGGCGTGCTCCGGCCAAACGCACCTCTCGGCGGTTGATAGTAATACGGCCCTCGACTCGCTGTACCTGGGTCTGCCACACACCATCTAGGAACAGTTCGCCGTAAGAGCCATTGATAGTACGGTCTGGATTCAGCGCCATGCTTATGTCCCAACCTTCACGGTCATCAGGATGACATCAATGGTATCGACCACTGTCATCGAGATGTCCAGGTATAGTCGTTCGCCTTCTGACTCACGGGTTTCGCTGAGGCCTACCGTGTAGTTATTGCGGATAGCTCTCTGACCAGCCATCACACGCAGAAAGTCGCGCACCACACCAACTACAGCCTGCTGGCCGTCCGTGTCGTTGGGGACTTTCCCAATGTAGTTCGTTCGTGCAGCTAGCTCAATCGCCGCTGCAATGGCATCGCACGTGTTGACGATTGATACCTTCTTGAACCCCTGTGGGATTGGATTACCGTCAAGCGCATACCCTGGAACCACCAGAGTTGTCACACCCTTGACCACGTGGAAACTGAGTCCAGCTTTGCCAAGGACCGTCACCCCGCTCTTGATCAGAGTGTCAACCGTGCTACCCTTGTTCTTGGCTTCTAGGGCGATCACCTCCTGCAAAGGATAGTACGTCATACCCTGGCCCAACGGGAGTGAAGCCCGCACGCCAGCAATCTGAGCAGCGAAGGCAGCCCCACGCTTGACGACCAGGTTACCTGCTGAATCGGTCTGATTCACGCCTGGGTAGACGTACTGCACACCTTCCTGATTGATGGTCGATGCAGCAGTCTCAGCCGCTACGGCTGTCTCGGCAAGGGCGCTGCCAAGAACCATTGCCACCCGATAACCTTCAAGACGAAGGTCGCGCAACCAGGAAGCGAACGTGGCTTCGATACCAGCCAGGTCGGAGTTCTTGACGTCGCAGGTGAAGACGTCCCACTCGTCTGCTTCCAGGGCGATAGTGGTGAGCAGGTTGATGTAGTCCTGCATCACGGGGGCGGACCCTTCGCTTCCAGAAGCAAGAGTCAAAGACGCGCTGGCCGGGATGCTGTTGCCTTCGCCAATAACCGTGGCTGTGACCCAATAGTTATTGGTATCCGCGTTGACAAGATCAGCCAAGTTCTTCATGTGGCCTACTGTGCCGCGATTCACATTGCTGGTCCATGTTGCCATCAATGTCGCGCCAACTGTCAGTAGGACATCTGTCTTGGTGACGTCTCCGGGATTAGCACGGGTCTGCACAATAAACGAGTTGCCGTAGGCCCCCGCATTCTTGGCATCGAACCTGATGGCGTTGCTAGGCGTCCCAGCCGTATCCTGCAAGTTTACCGTAGCCTTGGCGCTACTGGCCCCCAGGAGACGGTACATGCGAAGCTCACGAGCTCCACCCAAAAACGCCTGACGACCGGCGTAATAGGCATTGTTGGTGCCTGTTTCGTTGGGCGTGAAATAGTTGAGCAGATCCGCAAATCCGTCAACTACCTGCACTTGATTTGCCGGTCCCCACGGTGCCCTGACGATCATTGCCACCCTACCCCGGACGCCAGCGGTAATCGCCGCAATAGCATCAGAGATGAAGTTGACGTATAGACCCGGCCTGGTTGGAGGCGCGGCTGGAGTCCAAGGACCACCTGGCATTTACTGGACCTCCTGGGGCGTTTCGTACTGCTTGTCCGGAGTAGCCATCATCTGGTCAATAGCGCCCTGCACCTGACCTGGTGTGTACTGCTCATTCGGATCAAGCTGTCCTGTCGAGAAAACAGCATCTACAACCCACACTGGCTGATTGTACAAAGACATCGAGTATGTACGATGATCCGTGTAGCCAAGAGGGGCCTGACCCTGTACTTCCTGATTGGTTGCTTGAGCATCCTTTTCCGTCTGGGTGGGCGGAACAGGCGGCGAGTTCTCGGGAGGAGTTTCTGTCATAACACTTCTCCTACGACAATGGTAAATTTGTCGTCAACGTTTAGCGTGGTCTCTGCCTCAACATACTGAATAAGCGGTGCCTGTTCTCGGTCATGCTCCTGTTCCACAGTGGTTTGCAGAGTGATGTTCCCCGTAAACACACCATTAGTGACATCATCTTCTCTGCTTCCGGCCGCATAGCCCGTGACACGTAGAAACTGCCACCTGACCCTAACTGTATCACTTGGCTCCAGGGGGGCGGGGCCGCTGCCAAGTAGATTCTTTATCGCAGTTTGAGGATAGAAAGCACCGCCGTATCTTTCAGGCAAGTCTACGGAGACTTCTCGATGCCCGTTGACGTACACGTTATACTTCTTGAACAGAGGCTGGCTATATGGCACACGCGGGATACGCACGCCTATAGAGTTCTTTGGCGCAGCTACGACTACTTCTTGCGCGACACTGGCCGCACTTTCGTTATCGCAGAGATCAACTGCGCTAACCCGTACAAGATACGATCCAGGAACAAGAGAGCCATCACCAGCAGTGGTAAGCACAACCTCAGGATACTGCCAATCAAACCGCCATGCGGGAATGAGATTAACCCACCTGAAACGCTTGCCGCCAAACTTTATAGAGCGCTCGAAGGCATTCATCTTATCCATGACATCAGCCCTGCTGATACCATAGTAATCGATGATCCAGTCTACAACCTGTCGATAGCGCCGAGAAGTTAGTTGTTCATCACGGTGGGTCAGGTATGAGACGCGCCAGCTAGGACGCACCAGAGTATTGGGTCGGCTTTCCAGCACCCTGGCCTTACTGCCAACTGGATAGATCTGCCAGATAGCGTGCTTCACAGAGTGAAACTGCTCTTCTAGATCCATAGTAGCCGTTGACCTAGACATTACGTCGTCTGCCCTTGTATGGTTGTCGACGCCGACCCGTTTGTCCCTGCAAGGCAGCGTTGACAGACCCTTCGACAATGTCATCTGACTGGGCTTCTGTCGCAGCAATACCTTCTTCGATAAAGTGTACGCCTTCCCAATGGGCTTTCACAGGTGTAGCCCTGGGATTACCATAGGGCTGAATCATCATGGAGCCGCCGTCGTTTGCCAGACCCGCATAGGGTAGGAACGTCCCGACGTCTACAGACCAGACGTTGCCTTTGATACGCTTGATCTCGGTAATGGCACCCATCTCGACCTGTAGCTCTTCGCCAATATCGGTACCTTCTTCGACGCTAGGGCTACCTGCCACACCGTTGACTGCCGCCCATTCCTCATGCTTTTCCTGGATGGGGACAGAACCTACGTCGTCAACCTGACCACGCATCATTTCCGGTGTATATATACCCCACGCCGCTGCCAACCTGCCTTTAGAGAACTCGAACGGCTCACCAGTGCTTTCTCTAGGTCGCCACCCTGGTTCAGGCATATGGCGACGGATAGCTTCTTTGGTGTTTCTTGTCAAGGCATTGGCTAGCTGAACAGCGGAATCACGACCCATAACCAGCAGTCTGGCATCTAGAGCTGCCATATCCGAGATAGCACCATCAAAGTCGTTGACTTTCTCGCTAGCGTAAGTTACGCCGCCCCGACCTGGCCGACCTCGTTGGGTAAATGACTGCCCGGAGCTAACGTACATTGACAAGCTACTAGCAGCCATCAGCGTACCACCCTTCCGGCTTCGCAGTTGACTTCGTAGTGATGCATGGTGAAACGATCATCTACTTCGTCAATGGAGATAATGCCGTAGCGAATGCCGTTCTCGACAATCCAGTTGTTCTCGTCGAAATTCTCTGGGTAAGACAGCCTGGGATCTTGGATGAAGATAACTGCCTTTTTCGTACCCAGAGAACCACCTGTAGCAGGGTCTTCAAAACTTCGGCGATAGAGGACACTGTCAACTCTACAAGGTACTGCCGCGAAGGCAATAACTTCGATATCTACGTCGTCCTCGGTTTCCGGGTTGCCATGCGTAGTACCCCAGATATCACACACACGATTTAGAAGAGCTGCAAGAGGCATCAGGCAGGGTCTCTAGTGCTAATGTGGCTACCCGGCAACAATACGCCGCGCAGTAGCTCCAGATCGGTAAAATCGTGCCATGGACGCACTTCCACGCCCACGTACTGTGGGGTAAGCGGGTAACCTGCAACCGGAGCCAGTTCTGGGAACACCTGAGTAGTCTTCATGTGTACCGTGGTAACAGTCCCGCAGGTGTAGTGCCCCATGATGGCAAGAGCTTCTGCACCAAACGCATACGGGTCGTTGTAGTCCTGGGTCGTGGTAGTTGTCTTACCTTCATCGGCCATCGTGTACTGGTAAGACCCGATTCTCTCGGATTTCACCCCACTGACGCGCCGAACCCTGCTGCTGGCATCTGTGGTGATGTATAGCTGCTCAACAACCATCAAGCCAGCGATACGGGACATTACCGCAAAGTTCTCTTTACCCTGAACACAGAAGCCCCCGTACTGGAGGCTCCAACTGTACATCAGGCTTTCGGCCCGCCAGATATAGTTCCACAGTCTTACATCGCTCAGGGCAGCTAGCCCAGGAAATTCGGTGTTGGCCCTGATGTAGTCTGGCGTCAAGATACCAAGCGGACCCTCTGCGGGAATGCCCTGGAATGGCATCGACTTCTCAGACTCGGTAGTTGTGTCCTTGTAGCTTGCACTGTACCAACTAGACACTAGACCATCTGGGTCCGTGTACTCATACTGTATGGTATTGGCTACAAGCTGAACAGTGCCAATGAGGTCCGTGAACGGTCCATCCTGGGTCTCGGCGCGATAGATGTTCATGGTGTCATAGGTCAAGATGATCTCACCTATGTTTGACACCCGTATACCCAGGATAATTGCCGCCATTGCTAACTCCAATGAGGAAAGGGGGCGACAAACGCCCCCAATCCACTACTTGGGGCGCGTAGCCCCTTTGGAACCCTTGAGAGGTCCCATCTTGACATTGGGAACACCAGGCTGTCGCGAGCCACCCTGGCGAGATGGCTTACCACCGACTGTCTTACTCAGCACGCGGCTGCTCCTCTTCGGGCGGGGCTTCCTGACGAGGTGCGCGCGACCGACGTGGTGCCGAACCGCCACCACCATTGCCGCCCGAGGCAATCATCGCATTGTTCTCTTCGATGACTTCCCTGGCATGCTCTCGACGCTTGGCGACGATCTCGTTCTCGTCCTTATTGTCGCCCTCGCCCTCAGCGTTCTCCTTCTCCTTCTTCTCAATGGCTCCGATCATCTGCTCGCGATCGGTATCCTCTGGGAAGTTGAGACCAAGACGCTTGGCTTTCTTGCGCAGCTCCTGGCGGCTGAGGGTGAACAGTGGTGCCTCGGTGGCAAGCGTGGGCGCTTCCACGGGCGGCATGTCCGGACTCTGCATACCCTGCAACGCCCGAATGCTACGCGAGACGTGTTGAATAGGAACCAGATCTTCGTCTTCCTCTGGCTCGTATTCCTTGTACATCACCTGGCCGTACTGCTTGAGCTGGTCCTCTTCGGACAGCGGCGGGTTGGACTCCGAGAAGCCCA